ATGAAAGCCTTGATTGGACAGTTCTTGTACCAAGTAGCTGGATGCTTATTGGATGTAAATATTAACTCAGTTGCAACGAACTTCGCTTGCCCAGACTTTGTTTGTACTCTGAGGGGGTATCTGTCAGATATTTGGAGTAATGTATTCCAAGGCAACCATCCATAAAAGTCGTCAAGAACGACTGTGGAATGTCCCTCATAACCACACCACCAAGTACCATGCTGCTTCCAGAAAGCCCCTTTATCTCTCTCGTTAGCGTACCGTGATTTCCCTGTCCCAGGTGGACCTACAACTACAGTGACTAAAGTTTGAAAATCCCTATCAGGTGTTTTTAGTACTTTGTACCGTAGGAAAGCCCTGTGGTGAACACACCATAGGGCGAAGCTTGCCTCTGCTACTTCTATCTCAGATGCTCCACGATCGATCATCTCTTTCACTTTGGTTATATCTGTTCGCTCTCCCTGCCCCTCGGAAGGCGTACCTGCTGTCCATGGTCCATCGATACGGGTACCTTCTTTCTGGCAATACTCTATAGCTTCTACTGATGTACCTCGACGTACCTCTAGATGGAGGCGTTGTGTACCCAATTGAGTCTTCACTTGATTCATGGTCCGTTTCTGCTTGAACTCTACGTACCCTTGGTAGTGCGGAGTTCCTTCCTCCCCTTCTTCCAGTTGCCATATGATATAACGAACGAGTAGGCCTTGCTGAGCTGAGGCTACTGATGCCAGTAAGTTCTGTAAGTGAGCTGCTTCCTCCTCCGTTGGGTTGTTGAGAGTCCAAACCCAAAACCGCGCCTGAAGTGTTGGCATCTTCTTCAATTACTGTGGGTGTTGTAATTGGTGTGGGTTCTTCTTCTGAAGTAGGATCTAATTCTTCTGCAGTAGATAGAGCTATTTCTTCTGTTGATGTTTCTTCTGGTACTGTCTCTAGTACGGCTTTACGTTTACCACAGTGTTGACACTGCATCTCTATGGACTTGTTCTCCTCGAAGAAAATTAAAAAGTGAGCTACTGGGTCATATACAAGGTTCAGGTCTAGTATTACCCTGAACCTTGTCTCCCGTCTCCCCTTAGTTAATATTAGTACTCTAATTTTGTGCGGTTCCCGGTTCCCGGTCGTTAATGTTCGGACATGAAGTGCGCGGATCCTGTCATAATGTGCGAATATTCTGTATCTAGTGCGGAGCACTTCGGGGTTACAAGGGGTGTCCCCTTGTCATTCTTTTTACTAAGTCTGTCTTAATGTGTTACACAGATTGTTGACAGCTTGTTCTATTTGGAGCATAGTGTCCGGTAGAACGACTTTTAAGTTTGAATATTCAAATTTGAAAAATGTCAGCTTGCTGATAGGCGGACTGCGGACCAGAGCCTTTATATACTGTGAAATATTTCAACGAAAGTTTCAGTGAAATATTCCACAATGAAAATATACATTAAGTGTTATAAGTAGCTGGTGTAAAACCTAAAGGTTTTTCAGCTGTTTTCTCCATTAGGTTTGGTCCATAGTTTGGGCCAGGCCTTTCCCATGCATAGTTTTGACCATACTGTTTGTCAATTTCTGCCTTTGCAGCCGCTGCTGCCCATTGATCACCTACTCTTTTCATAGATTTATTAATCCGGTCCCAATATTCTGCATAGTCCATATCTTCTAAACTCTTTTCTGATCCTCGTAAATTACCTGATACTTTTTTGTATGAAGGTATTGGAGCTAACCCTATTGCTCCTCCATGTGTTGTTCCGTATGTTGAGTATAGTTGATTAGAACCTCCTCTGTAAATATTTTTACGTCTCGTCAAAGGTGTAAATAAACTCTTGTTAACCCTACCGTAAAGTTAGACTAGATTATATCTTTGTCGTGCACGGGTAGCCCCTCTATATATGGCACCCCCTGCCCACCTGACAGCCCTGTTTAGCCCTATACCACCTACGGCTCTTCCTGCACCATATGCTGTTAGTCCTCCTGCTGTTAGTCCTCTAGCGAAAGCTCTTGAAGCTGATGTTAGTATAGATGGTGTCATTGCGTCTGCAAATTCCACAATTGGTCTGAATTGGAACATGTTAGCTACTGCGGTCATGATGTTTGGCTTTGAAGCTTCTGCTGACATAGTCACTGTTAGTGCACTGCTTGCCACCGAAGGTAATGCTTCGTAGTGTACGAGGGATTCAATCTCGATTTGCGCATTAGTGAACCCTGAAACCCATGTATTGTCACATGCTACAAGTATACCCATCCAACCAGTGGTGGAACCTCCAGCGTTGTTAGTCACTTGTTGAAAAGTAGCTGCGGGGTCTCTGTATTCATGTGCTGAATTGTCAACCCATTGATTGTTAATAAAAACAGGTTTTTGTGTTAGTTGTGCTAGAGGTATTCTTTGATAACCAGGCATGTCAACCATGCTTGCAACGTCACCAGGAATTGACCAAGTTAACCCTTTTAGTGACACAGGGAATAAACAGACATGTACCCATCCCGTTGCTTGCGTTGGAGGTACTGCGGAAGCTATACGCAGTCCATGAGCTACTGGTCTTACAGATTGACAGTTACCAGTGATAGCGCTTTGCTTAGATGCTGGTACTAGTGATGTCGCGTAAGTTGCTAGAGATGCCCAACTTGTTCCTCCTTCTGTTGTTGGGATGAACATCGAAGATGAGAAAGGCGTTGCAATAACAGCGACAGTCTTTGATGCTGCTGATGTACCAAAAGCGAGAGGTTGTACCACATGAAATGGAAATGAGGGTGCTGTGTTAGCATCAGGTACCCGAGCTCCAATGCTGTCTTCGTTGAAAGGTGCATAGTTTGCGATTACGAACTTATGCGGTCTTGGTGCTCTTGCCTTTCTAGTGTATCGCTTAGCTGATCTTCTAACGAGTCTCTTTTTGGTGTAAGCCATGAGTCTCTAACTGAATGCCAAGAAAGTCTTGTTGAGAACAAGACTGACTTAATGTATAGATGTAGTTCTACTAAATAAGGACAGCAAGACGAACAGTTTTTGCACATAAACGATGTGAGTCGTAGATGGAAAATTTATTAATGATTACTCCATAAATTTACTCTCTTCTTCATCATCAATGTTATAGTCTTCTGATATAGGTGTAAAGCCCTGCCCTCCATTATATCCGTAGGCATAATCATACCATGTCCTAGCAGGCGTAACTCGTCTGTCCGGAACAGGTATATATCCAGGATGTGGTTCTTGAAGTGGATTCCGAATACCTCCCGTTCGGATTCTGTAATCTTGTGCTCTGAGCTCTTGTGCTTGTCTATCTCTTTCTTCTTCAATTAGTCCCTCCATTAGTATGTTGTTCATGTTGGTGTTTCTGTATGGTACTTGCAGCCGCTTTGGACGTCTTGTGCTATTGAGTGCAAGTGGGTGATAAGGCTGCTGGTCACGTAAGGGAATTTTTCCTGTACGTGTTCTAATGGGATGTATGCTGCCTGAGCTGGGTACTCTGGCTCGAAGGGCAAACTCAGCCTCATAAGCAGCATCTGTTTCTGCCCTATTGTTAAACTGTGCCAAATCCTCGATAGCCTCTGCTGCTCTTTTAGCTGCAATAAGGCGTTTGGTCCTTAAAGAATTTGTAAATGCTCTAGAAATGGTTGCTAAGCTAGCTTTCTTACGATTATCAATAATATTGTTGTTATCCCAAGCATGTCTTATTTCTCTCCAATTTGAAACTCTTGATGGTATTTCGTGCCTAATTTTGTACTTTCTTTTCCCTCCTCCTCTCCACCATGGATTCATATCCCATTTACGTGGCTCTGCCATGTTAACGTAAGTTGGAAAAACGTAAAATGACCAAAGTTGAGCGAAGCGAAACAATGAGATTTAGATATAAGGTGTAAGCGAGCTGTGATAAAGACCTTGTTCTACTACTGGGTTAGGGTTATAGTGCATGAGCTGGTTAGGACCCTCGCAAAGGTCCCCGTCAGGGGGCCGTTAATAATATAAAATAATAAATTACTTAGCAGGATAAAAAAAACTAATAAAAATAACTAGAAAAAATCCTACTGTGCAAGTATCTACATATTATTAAAGTTTAACTCAAAGCTCTCATCATCCCTCTCCCTCCCAGGTGCTGGATTAAAAGTTTGAACAAATGGCATAGTCGGGTGATTCCTCTCATATGTTGTCATGAATTCCTCATAACTCTCAGTCTCGTGAATAAGCCCGTGTTCTCCCATATAAATCCATTTTGTAACCCTTCGAATGAAAGCCTTGATTGGACAGTTCTTGTACCAAGTAGCTGGATGCTTATTGGATGTAAATATTAACTCAGTTGCAACGAACTTCGCTTGCCCAGACTTTGTTTGTACTCTGAGGGGGTATCTGTCAGATATTTGGAGTAATGTATTCCAAGGCAACCATCCATAAAAGTCGTCAAGAACGACTGTGGAATGTCCCTCATAACCACACCACCAAGTACCATGCTGCTTCCAGAAAGCCCCTTTATCTCTCTCGTTAGCGTACCGTGATTTCCCTGTCCCAGGTGGACCTACAACTACAGTGACTAAAGTTTGAAAATCCCTATCAGGTGTTTTTAGTACTTTGTACCGTAGGAAAGCCCTGTGGTGAACACACCATAGGGCGAAGCTTGCCTCTGCTACTTCTATCTCAGACGCTCCACGATCTATCATCTCTTTCACTTTGGTTATATCTGTTCGCTCTCCCTGACCCTCGGAAGGCGTACCTGCTGTCCATGGTCCATCTATACGGGTACCTTCTTTCTGGCAATACTCTATAGCTTCTACTGATGTACCTCGACGTACCTCTAGATGGAGGCGTTGTGTACCCAATTGAGTCTTCACTTGATTCATGGTCCGTTTCTGCTTGAACTCTACGTACCCTTGGTAGTGCGGAGTACCTTCCTCCCCTTCTTCCAGTTGCCATACTATATAACGTACGAGTAGGCCTTGCTGATTGGAGGCTATTGATGCCAGTAAGTTCTGCAAGTGAGCTGCTTCCTCCTCCGTTGGGTTGTTGAGAGTCCAAACCCAAAACCTCGCTTGAAGTGTTGGCATCTTCCTCAATTACTGTGGGTGTTGTAATTGGTGTGGGCTCTTCTTCTGAAGTAGGATCTAATTCCTCTGCAGTTGATAGAGCAATCTCTTCTGTTGTTGTTTCTTCTGGTACTGTTTCTAAGACAGCCTTTCGTTTACCACAGTGTTGACACTGCATTCTATGGACTTGTTCTCCTCGAAGAAATTTAAAAAGTGAGCTACTGGGTCTTGCACAAGGTTCAGGTCTAGTATTACCCTGAACCTTGTCTCCCGTCTCCCCCTAGTTAATATTAGTACTCTAGTTTTGTGCGGTTCCCGGTTCCTAGTCGTTAATATTCGGACATCATGTGCGCGGATCCTGTCATAATGTGCGAATATTGTGTATCTAGTGCGGAGCACTTCGGGGTTACAAGGGGTGTCCCCTTGTCATTCTTTTTACTAAGTCTGTCTTAATATGTTACACAGATTGTTGACAGATTGTTCTATTTGGAGCATAGTGTCCGATAGAACGACTTTTAAGTTTGAATATTCAAATTTGAAAAATGTCAGCTTGCTGATAGGCGGACTGCGGACCAGAGCCTTTACTTACTGTGAAATATTTCAACGAAAACTTCAGTGAAATATTCCACAATGAATGAAATATACATTAAGTGTTATAGGTGTTAGGATCGATATCCCTAATAATAGGTTTCTCGTAGACCTTTTCAGCTAATTGTGGACCGTAATTCGGTTTCGGAATTGTTGGAGTTTGTCCATAGTTCTGTTCATACCTTACTTTGTTTCTTGCCATATTATTAAGTGCAGAAACTTGAGCAGCATTGTTCCAACTATCTCCAACTCTTTGCAATTGTTTCGATATACGATCCCAGTAACTTTCATAGTCTTTGTTTGGCACCTCTATTTCCGCTCCTCTCAAACTTCCAGGTACTTTGAAGTATTGTGCACTGCGCACGTAAGGCATAGCCTGTGCTCCTCCACGTGCTGCTCCTCCGTAGTTTGAATAGATTTGCCTTGATCCACCTCTGTAGATGTCATTACGCCTGTATAGTTTTGAAAATAAACCCGTGTTTGGCCTACCGTAATGTTAGACTAGATTATATCTTTGTCGTGCACGGGTGACGCCTCTATAAATAGCACCCCCTGCCCACCTGACAGCTCTGTTCATCCCTATCGCTCCTACAGCTCTTCCTGCACCATAAGCTGTTAGTCCCCCTGCTGCTAGTCCTCTTGAAAAAGCTCTAGCTGCTCCTGAGATTGCTGTTGGTGTCATAGCATCAGCGAATTCTACTATCGGTCTGTATTGGAACATGTTAGCTACAGCGGTCATAATATTAGGTTTTGATGGCTCTGCAGACATAGTGACTGTTAGAGCGCCACTTGCTACTGAAGGTAGTGCTTCGTAATGTACTAGAGATTCAATCTCGATTTGTGCGTTGGCAAAGTTGTTAACCATAGTATTATCGCATACAACTAAGATTGCCATCCATCCAGTTGAATTTCCTCCTGCAACACTAGTGTTTTGTTCAAAGTCTGATGTTGGGTCACGATATTCGTGAGCTGAATCGTCAACCCATTGATTGTTGATGAATACTGGTTTTTGAGTCAATTGTGCTAGTGGTATTCTTTGATACCCCGGCATATCTACCATGCTTGCTACATTTGTAGGTATTGTCCATGTGACTCCTTTTAAGGTTACTGGGAATAGACATACATGTACCCATCCTGTTGCACTTGTAGGTGGTACTGAAGAAGCGATACGTAAACCGTGAGCTACTGGTCTTACTGATTGACAGTTTATTAGAATTGCATTTTGTTTTGACGAAGCAATTAAGGTAGTGTTGTAGGTAGCAAGTGGTGCCCAAGTTGTTGCTCCTTCTGTTGTTGGTATGAACATACTTGATGACCATGGTGTCGCAATGATTGCTGTTGTTTTTGAAAAGTCAGAGTTACCAAAAGCGAGAGGTTGTACCACATGGAATGGAAATGAGGGTGCTGTATTAGCATCCGGTACACGCGCCCCGATACTGTCTTCATTGAACGGAGCATAGTTTGCTATGACAAACTTGTGCGGTCGTGGTGCTCTTGTTCTACGATAACCTCCTCGTTTGGCTCTTCTAACGAATCTCTTACGGGTGTAAGCCATGAGTCTCTAACTGAATACCAGGAAAGTCTTGTTGAAAATAAGACTGACTTAATATATAAGTGTAGTTGTACTAAATAAGGACAGCAAGACGAACAGTTTTTGCACATAAACGATGTGAGTCGTAGATGGAAAATTTATTAATGATTATTCCATAAATTTACTCTCTTCCTCTCCATCAATGTTATAGTCTTCTGATATAGGTGTAAAGCCTTGTCCTCCATTATATCCATAGGCGTAATCATACCATGTTCTAGTAGGCGTAACTCGTCTGTCCGGAACAGGTATATATCCAGGATGTGGTTCTTCTAGTGGATTCCGAATACCTCCTGTTCGTATTCTATAATCTTGTGCTCTTAGTTCCTTAGCTTGTCGCTCTCTTTCTTCTTCAATTAGCCCTTCCATTAGTATGTTGTTCATGTTGGTGTTTCTGTATGGTACTTGCAGCCGTTTTGGCCGTCTTGTGCTATTGAGTGCAAGTGGGTGATAAGGCTGCTGGTCACGTAAGGGAATTTTTCCTGTACGTGTTCTAATGGGATGTATGCTGCCTGAGCTGGGTACTCTGGCTCGAAGGGCAAACTCAGCCTCATAAGCAGCATCTCTTTCTGTCCTATTGTTAAGCTGTGCCAAATCCTCGAGAGCCTCTGCTGCTCTTTTAGCTGCAATAAGGCGTTTGGTCCTTAAAGAATTGGTAAATGCTCTAGAAATGGTTGCTAAGCTAGCTTTCTTACGATTATCAATAATATTGTTGTTATCCCAAGCATGTCTTATTTCTCTCCAATTTGAAACTCGCGATGGTATTTCGTGCCTAATTTTGTACTTTCTTTTTCCTCCTCCTCTCCACCATGGATTCATATCCCATTTACGTGGCTCAGCCATGTTAAGTAAAGTTGGAAAAACGTAAAATGACTAAAGTTGAGCGAAGCGAAACAATGAGATTTAGATATAAGGTGTAAGCGAGCTGTGATAAAGACCTTGTTCTACTACTGGGTTAGGGTATAGTGCATGAGCTGGTTAGGACCCTCGCAAAGGTCCCCGTCAGGGGGCCGTTAATAATATAAAATAATGAATTACTTAGCAGGATAAAAAAAACTAATAAAATAACTAGAAAAAATCCTACTGTGCAAGTATCTACATATTATTAAAATTTAACTCAAAGCTCTCATCATCCCTCTCCCTCCCAGGTGCTGGATTAAAAGTTTGAACAAACGGCATAGTCGGGTGATTCCTCTCATATGTTGTCATGAATTCCTCATAACTTTCAGTCTCGTGAATAAGCCCATGTTCTCCCATATAAATCCATTTTGTAACCCTTCGTATGAAAGCCTTGATTGGACAGTTCTTGTACCAAGTAGCTGGATGCTTATTGGATGTAAATATTAACTCAGTTGCAACGAATTTCGCTTGCCCAGACTTTGTTTGTACTCTGAGGGGGTATCTGTCAGATATTTGGAGTAATGTATTCCAAGGCAACCATCCATAAAAGTCGTCAAGAACGACTGTGGAATGTCCTTCATAACCACACCACCAAGTACCATGCTGCTTCCAGAAAGCCCCTTTATCTCTCTCGTTAGCGTACCGTGATTTCCCTGTCCCAGGTGGACCTACAACTACAGTGACTAAAGTTTGAAAATCCCTATCAGGTGTTTTTAGTACTTTGTACCGTAAGAAAGCCCTATGGTGAACACACCAAAGGGCGAAGCTTGCCTCTGCTACTTCTATCTCAGATGCTCCACGATCTATCATCTCTTTCACTTTGGTTATATCTGTTCGCTCTCCCTGCCCCTCGGAAGGAGTACCTGCTGTCCATGGTCCATCGATACGGGTATCTTCTTTCTGGCAATATTCTATAGCTTCTACTGATGTACCGCGACGTACCTCGAGATGGAGGCGTTGTGTACCCAACTGATTCTTCACTTGATTCATTGTCCGTTTCTGCTTGAACTCTACGTACCCTTGGTAGTGAGGAGTACCTTCCTCCCCTTGTTCCAGTTGCCATGTTAAAAAACGAACGAGTAGGTCTTGCTGAGCTGAGGCTACTGATGCCAGTAAGTTCTGCAAGTGAGCTGCTTCCCCCTCCGTTGGGTTGTTGAGAGTCCAGACCCAAAACCTCGCTTGTAGTGTTGGCATCTTCTTCAATTACTGTGGGTGTTGTAATTGGTGTGGGCTCTTCTTCTGAAGTAGGATCTAATTCCTCTGCAGTAGATAGAGCAATTTCCTCTGTTGATGTTTCCTTTGGTACTGTATCTAATACAGCTTTACGTTTACCACAGTGTTCACACTGCATTCTAGGCACTTGTTCTCCTCGAAGAAAATTAAAAAGTGAGCTACTGGGTCTCACACAAGGTTCAGGTCTAGTATTACCCTGAACCTTGTCTCCCGTCTCCTCCTAGTTAATATTAGTACTCTAATTTTGTGCGGTTCCCGGTTCCTGGTCGTTAATGTTCGGACATAAAGTGCGTGGATCCTGTCGTAATGTGCGAATATTGTGTATCTAGTGCGGAGTACTTCGGGGTTACAAGGGGTGTCCCCTTGTCATTCTTTTTACAAACTCTGTCTTAATATGTTACACAGATTGTTGACAGATTGTTCTATTTGGAGCATAGTGTCCGGTAGAACGACTTTTAAGTTTGAATATTCAAATTTGAAAATGTCAGCTTGCTGATAGGCGGACTGCGGACCAGAGCCTTTACTTACTGTGAAATATTTCAACGAAAAATTCAGTGAAATATTCCACAATGAATGAAATATATATTAAGTGTTATAGGTGTTAGGATCGATATCCCTAATAATGGGTTTCTCGTAGACCTTTTCAGCTAATTGTGGACCGTAATTCGGTTTCGGAATTGTTGGAGTTTGTCCATAGTTCTGTTCATACCTTACTTTGTCCCTTGCCATATTATTTAGTGCAGAAACTTGAGCAGCATTGTTCCAACTATCTCCAACCCTTTGCAATTGTTTCGAAATACGATCCCAGTAACTTTCATAGTCTTTGTTCGGCACTTCTATTTCTGCTCCTCTCATACTTCCAGGTACTTTGAAGTATTGTGCACTGCGAACGTAAGGCATAGCCTGTGCTCCTCCACGTGCTGCTCCTCCGTAGTTTGAATAGATTTGCCTTGATCCACCTCTGTAGATGTCATTACGCCTGTATAGTTTTGAAAATAAAGCCGTGTTTGGCCTACCGTAGTGTTAGACTAGATTATATCTTTGTCGTGCACGGGTGACGCCTCTATAAATAGCACCCCCTGCCCACCTGACAGCTCTGTTCATTCCTATCCCTCCTACAGCTCTTCCTGCACCATAAGCTGTTAGTCCACCTGCTGCTAGTCCTCTTGAAAAAGCTCTAGCTGCCCCTGAGATTGCTGTTGGTGTCATAGCATCACCAAATTCTACTATCGGTCTGTATTGAAACATGTTAGCTACAGCGGTCATAATATTAGGTTTTGATGGCTCTGCAGACATAGTGACTGTTAGAGCCCCACTTGCTGTGCAAGGTAGTGCTTCGTAGTGTACTAGAGATTCAATCTCGATTTGTGCGTTGGCAAAGTTTGTAACCATAGTATTATCGCATACAACTAAGATTGCCATCCATCCTGTTGTATTTCCTCCCGAAACACTTGTGTTTTGTTGAAAGGTTGAATTTGGGTCGCGATATTCGTGAGCTGAATCGTCAACCCATTGATTGTTGATGAATACTGGTTTTTGAGTCAACTGTGCTAGTGGTATTCTTTGATACCCCGGCATATCTACCATGCTTGCTACATTTACAGGTATTGTCCATGTACCTGTTTTTAAGGTTACTGGGAATAGACATACATGTACCCATCCTGTTGCACTCGTAGGTGGTACTGAAGAAGCGATACGTAAACCGTGAGCTACTGGTCTTACTGATTGACAGTTTTGTGTAATTGCAGATTGTTTTGCCGAAGGAATTACGGTAGTGTTGTAGGTAGCAAGTGATGCCCAACTTGTTGCTCCTTCTGTTGTTGGTATGAACATACTTGATGACCATGGTGTCGCAATGATTGCTGTTGTTTTTGTAAAGTCAGAGTTACCAAAAGCGAGAGGTTGTACCACATGGAATGGAAATGAGGGTGCTGTATTAGCATCCGGTACACGTGCCCCGATACTGTCTTCATTGAACGGAGCATAGTTTGCTATGACAAACTTGTGCGGTCGTGGTGCTCTTGTTCTACGATAACCTCCTCGTTTGGCTCTTCTAACGAATCTCTTACGGGTGTAAGCCATGACTCTCTAACTGAATACCAGGAAAGTCTTGTTGAAAATAAGACTGACTTAATATGTAAGTGTAGTTGTACTAAATAAGGACAGCAAGACGAACAGTTTTTGCACATAAACGATGTGAGTCGTAGATGGAAAATTTATTAATGATTATTCCATAAATTTACTCTCTTCCTCTCCATCAATGTTATAGTCTTCTGATATAGGTGTAAAGCCTTGTCCTCCATTATATCCATAGGCGTAATCATACCATGTTCTAGTAGGCGTAACTCGTCTGTCCGGAACAGGTATATATCCAGGATGTGGTTCTTCTAGTGGATTCCGAATACCTCCTGTTCGTATTCTATAATCTTGTGCTCTTAGTTCCTTAGCTTGTCGCTCTCTTTCTTCTTCAATTAGCCCTTCCATTAGTATGTTGTTCATGTTGGTGTTTCTGTATGGTACTTGCAGCCGTTTTGGCCGTCTTGTGCTATTGAGTGCAAGTGGGTGATAAGGCTGCTGGTCACGTAAGGGAATTTTTCCTGTACGTGTTCTAATGGGATGTATGCTGCCTGAGCTGGGTACTCTGGCTCGAAGGGCAAACTCAGCCTCATAAGCAGCATCTCTTTCTG